CTCGATAAAAGCCTACACGCGCGAGCTTTATTTGACTACTGGGCTTTTATTGAGTTAATTAAATTCAAAGGCGGAAAGAAAAGCTTTGCTGGTGTCCATGAGGAGATGGCAGAGTTTTTTACTCAAACCCAACTACTAAACTTTGACAAACGAAGAAGACTAGGACTAGTACCTAGAGGTCACCTAAAGTCAACTCTGGGAACTGTAAGTTACGTATTATGGCGGCTATATAGGAACCCAAACCTTAGAATATGTGTAGCAACAGCCACTAAAGATTTAGCTCTCCAATTTGTACGTGAGATTAAACAATACTATGAAGATGAACAGCTTCAAGACGATGTTTGGAATGCTAGACCACATCACGAGGGTAGACTTGTCCCTATCTTGGACAGAGCAGGATACTCCCGACGGAACCAAAAATGGGACTTGGGAGATTACACCGAGGCGGAAGATAAAAAGGTTGTTTGGCGTAGTGATGCCCTCCAAGTCATTCGTAATGAGGTTTATAAGGAACCTTCCATCTTAGCAGCATCACCAGGAAGTACTATAACTGGTATGCACTTTGACTTGATGATACTGGATGACATTATTAATGATGAAACAACAGCAACTCAAGAAAAGATTAATAAAACGCTACGGTGGACACAAGATTTAGAGTCCATCATCGACCCACAACGCTCTGTAGCAATGGGTTACATCAATAATCAACCTTTACCGGAAGTCATAGGTGATGAACTACTAGTATGGGGTACGCGCTACGCGAAAGGAGACTACTATGAATTCTTATTAGAGAATCTTGAAGACTTTGAGTACACATTGTTTTTTAGAAACATCTATGTTAACCAAGTAGATTCCAGTGATGGTTTTATTTGGGGAGATAGGTTTAATGAAAAGACAGTACAAAGACTAAAGAAACGTCAAGGCATTATACGCTTTAGCTCCCAGTACCTTAATAAGGTTGTTGTGTCTGAAGATATTATCTTTGACATTGACCGGTTTAACTATATTCTTCCTAATCACATAGATGCAGACACACTTGGTCTTGGTATGGCAAGGATAAAGAAACCAGGGAGCGACCAAACGGTAGACGTGCAACTTCAACTTGTCATCGACCCAGCTATTTCCCAGAAAAAGACAGCTGATAATACTGTTATTATGGTCGGTGGGATAGACCACGAATATAATCTCTATATTTGCGATTTTAGGTCGGGGAAAATGCTTCCAGATGAATTAATACGTTCAACCTATGAACTAGCCGATAAATGGCATTTAAACGCAGCCTGGATTGAAGTTGTTAGTTTCCAACAGTCCCTCCTTTACATGTTCCGTTCTAAGTTCATGGAATACCGTCCTTTAGCACTCCGTGAATACAGACCTAAAGGAGATAAAAAAGCAAGGATAGAAACTCACCTGCAACCAATTGTATTTAACCACCAGTTATACCTAGTTTCATGGATGAAGAGCCACACCCAATTACAGGAAGAATTTAGTTACTTTCCTTCTCCTGTGACACATGATGACCATCTAGATGCTATGGCGATGCTTGTGGAGAATGCTAAACCTACACCTAGTAGGAAAGGAAGACGAAAAGCAGTATATGACCATTTCACAACTAACAGTAGGTATGGAGGACGTATTAGATAGATATGGCTAAGAAAAAGAAAAATTATATAACAATTGACCACAAGGACGATTTAACTAGTGACCTAGGATTAGGTTTTGATGCTGGAGTAGTTTCCTATGTGAAGTCACAATTAGAATATTTTAAGAATGCTAGGCGTGAAAAAGAGGATATCTGGTTAGAGTGTTGGTCATTCTACTTAGGCTCTGAGCAAGCACGTAATAATTTAAAATCACGTATGTTTAGGTCCGTTGGAGCTAATAACTCTGACTGGAGACACAACATAACTACCGGTAAAGCATTTGAGCAGGTAGAAACTATACTTGCTTATCTACAACAAGCATTCTTTCCAAATAGAGATTGGTTTGATGTTGTCCCACTAGAGCCTGGACATGCTGACCTAGTTAAGGTGATTAAGCAATTTACCAGTAAGAAACTTATAGAGTCTAACTTTATTAGTCATTGGGAGATGTTTCTTCGTCAAATGATTATTACAGGCTCAAGTGTAATAGCTTTACCATGGCGTTATGAAGCAACTAAATGGAAGAAACGCATTAAAATCAAAAGACCTGAAGGTACTACACTTGATTATGGTGAAAAAGCTAAGTTTAAAGAGGTAGAAGAAGTAAGAGTAATTAGAAATCACCCAGATTTCGAGGTTCTTGACGTATTTGATTGCTTTCTTAACCCTAAATCCATTGATTTAAACGAATCAGACTTTATACGACGAGTATTAAAGACTAAAGCTGAAGTTGCCGAGCTTGTAGAAGCAGGTTTTTACAAAAATATTGACACCTTAGATGTGGTTAAGTGCGGTGCTTATCACCATGGAGATGTAGATATAAGAGCTAATGCCGAGCTACTGGACAGGTTTAAAGGAGTTGAGGTTGTAGACGGTTACCATTGGTCACAAGAGATTGAAATATTTGAATATTGGGGTGACGTAACTGTAGATGGGACAACTTATAAAGACGTTACAGCGACAATTATTGGAGATAAACTTGTTAGATTTGAAAATAACCCTTATTGGTGTGGTAAGCCTTTTGTCCTTGGTACTTATACTCCTGTGGTACGTAGTACTGCTGCCCTAGGAGTCATTGAACCAGGATTGGGAATGCTCCACGAGCTTGATATCCTCACAAACCAGCGATTAGATAATTTAGAGTTGTCAATTGACTCTATGTGGGAGTACATTAATGATGGGACATTACAACCAGAAGATATTTATACAAAACCTGGACGTGTGTTCACAGTTAATCAACCTGATACACTCAGACCGGTAGCAACTAGCCAAAACTTTACGATTACTTATGACGAGTCAGCAATACTTGAACAAAGAATTGACAAAAATGCAGGAACAGGAAATCTTATCTCATCTAACTCCGCAAGGGACGCGGAGCGTGTTACAGCAGCAGAGGTTAAAGCAACTAGAGACGCAGGTGGGAATAGGTTATCAGGCGTACACAAGCACATTGAAGAAACCGCCCTCATAATGTCCCTCAATAAACTCTTTAGACTATTCCAACAGTTTGTAGAAGAGGATGAGATTGTTAGAATACCTGGGGAAAACCCTGGGGACTTCACTTTCTTAGAAGTAGGACAAGAAGAACTGCGCCATGACTTCAAAGTTACTCCTGTGGGAGCAGACCATATTGCTGATAAAGAGTTTGAGGTGTCACAAAGACTTCAATTCTTACAAGTAGTAAGTGCTAATCCTCAGATGGCTCAACACATCAACTATTACAATTTTATGGTTGACCTGGCTAGGCGTTTAGGTATTGATGATATCGATATGTTTATCCAAGAAGAGACAGCCAGAGAAGATGCAATGTCTTTAGCTGGGCAGGGTGCTGGAGGACAACCCGCAGCACCAGGAGGTGGCGGAGGAAGTCTAGAGCAGCAGTTAGCAGCAGTAGGCGGAAACACTTTAGCTAGTACAATGGAAAATAACATGAAGGCTGACGGAGCAACTAACCTAACTTCTAAAACCTTCGGAGTAGACCCTAATGCACAACTATAAACATGACTGAACAAAATAAAGTAGCGGAAATAAAAGTAGTAGAAACTGAAGCCCCAGAAGAACAAGCAATTGTGACCTCTAGAGCTAAGTTTGACTTCCAAAATGAGGCATCCCCTAACGAGGTTACTGACGAAACAGAGCGAAAGTTATTACAATTAGATAGTGAGGGCAGCACAGAAGCACCTACAGAAGAACCTAGCGCCGTTGATTCGGAACCGCAGACACCAGAAGTAGAGAGTAAAAGTGATTTACCTAGTTTAGAGCAACTTGATTTACCTGAAGACTTAGGACTTGAGGCAAGCAAAGAAAAAGAAGAAGAGAAGGAAGTTGCACCAGAATTCAAAAAGTTTGCTGAGGACTTTGAGAAATTCATGGGCGTTCCCTTGGAACAATTCAAAGCTAGCCAGCAAGAAGCAGTCGAATATGTAAACCAAGTTAAGGCAGAACAAGCTAAAGTTGAAGCCACAAAATTACTAAGTAATGAATGGGGCATTGAATCAACAGAAGTTGAATCAAGACTGGAGCGAGTTCAAGAACGTTTTAACAAGTATCCTGAAGACATGCGTCAACGTTTAGATTCAATTGAAGGAGCAAAACTAATATGGGCGAAGATTGAACAAGAAGAGAATACTCGCATAAACAAGCAAGCTCCCGCATTTCAACGCTCTCGAGGCAAAAGTTCTTCCACAGGTTCTAAAGCGGTATTTACCCAAAGAGAAATTGACAATATGTCACCGGAAGTCTACGCCAGAAATGCTGATAGAATCTTAATGGCATATCAAAAAGGATTAGTACAGTAACAAATAACAATAACTAAACAAAGGAGAAACGATAATGACTTTACCAGGTGGTGGTTACGAAGGTTCGGCAATAGGAATTAACAATGCAGATGTGTTTATTCCTGAATTGTGGTCTGGCGAGATTAAACGCGAAAGAGACACAAACTTTATTTTCAAATCAGGTATTTCTTTATTACCCATGGTTGGTAAAAAAGGAGATGTAGTTCACATCCCTGAAATCAGTCGTTTAGCTGTAAATGACAAAGTGTACAACACTCCAGTCACATTACAGTCTAGAACAGAATCTGAGTACACTATCACAATTGATAAGTACAAAGAAACGTCTTTCATGATTGAAGACATCGTAGGTATTCAAGCTAGTTATAATTTACGCTCTGAGTACACTCGTGAAGCTGGTTATGCATTAGCTCAAGATATTGATAACTTTGTTCTTGGTCTACGTGCTGATATTCACTCTGTACCTAGTCAGAACATTTATGCATCTAGTGATGGTACTGAAACTGGAACACCTCAAGGATTAGACAGAGCATCTATCCTTGCTGCTAAGCAGTTAATGGACGAAGCTAAAGTGCCTATGTCTGGACGAGTACTTTATGTGTCCCCAGCACAAGCAATTGACTTATTGACCATTGAGCAATTCATCAATGTAGATTATGTCAACAATAAACCTACTATGACTGGTATGGTTGGTAGTCTTTATGGAATTAATGTAGTAGTTTCTAACAACATTGTTACTAACTCTTTAACTGGTTACACTAATGGTGCTGGTGGTACTCCTAGTCCAACTCCTGGTGTCGAAGGTTCCGTGTACTTGCCTACACAGACATTCACTGGTACTGATTCTTTACCTACTAATGGTGTAGATGGAGAAGCTGACGATTGGCAAACAGCTATGTTAGTGCACAGAGATTGGGCTAAGTTAGCTATGCAACTCAACCCCAAAACTGAGTCTAGTCGTGAAGTTCTATTCCAAGCTGATGCTGTAGTAGCTACTCAGATTTATGGAGCGAAAGTTTACAGACCTGACCACGCAGTTTTAATTCACACTGCCGCTTAATTTGGTCTTTCACATTTAAGTACACTAAGGAGGAGGTAACAAACGTTACCTTCTTTTTACTTTTTGTACTTATTACCATGTTCAATGAAATCATCAGCTATATTATCAAACCAGAGTTGCTTGTAGGTGTCT